ATGGCAGCCAAGAACTGGGACAAGACCTTCATCAACGCATTGGCAGAGACATCGAATGTCAAAGCCGCCTGCGATCTGGCACGGATCAGTCAGGCTGCCGTGTACAAGAAGCGCCGCGAGGATGCCGACTTTGCCCGACGTTGGTTCGAGGCGCTGGCCGAAGGCTATGACAACCTCGAGATGGACCTCCTGGCGCGGCTGCGCGAAGGGCGGCTTGAAGACGTCGACGCCGATGGCACCAAGCGCAAGTTCGATATAGGCACCGCCTTTCGCTGCCTGATCGCGCACCGCGAGACAGTCAACCGCGAGAAGAACCGCAAGACGCTTGCCGACGAGGTCGTCACGATAAAGTCGATCAACGCCAAGATCGACGCGCTGCGCGCCAAGGAGGAGCACGCCGCCGAGCTCGAAGCCAAACGCAAGCGAGCCAAGCGTGATGACCGATAAACGCCGCGCAAGTCGCGGGGTCTGGTTTCGCGCGGGCGGCGAAGTGGGTCGCGAACGGCGGCTCGATCTCGATCGGATGCTTCAGCCGCACGAACGGCAGGCGCTCGGCACGTGGCACTGGGAAATGTGGGGCCGCGATCCGCAATTGCCGCCTGAAGGACCGTGGCGGGTCTGGCTGATCCGCGCGGGCCGCGGGTTCGGCAAGACCCGCGCGGGGGCCGAATGGGTTCGCGATGTCGCCCGCCACGACGGGTCCGCGCGGATCGCGCTCGTGGCGGCGACACTGGCCGAAGCCCGCAGCGTGATGGTCGAAGGTGAAAGCGGGGTGCTTGCCGCCGCCCCCGGCGCGCTCGCCCCTGAGTTTGAGCCGTCGCTCCGGCGGCTGCAATGGCCCAACGGCGCCCAGGCGTTCCTTTACGCCGCGGGCGAGCCTGAAAGCCTGCGTGGGCCACAACATAGTCACGCCTGGTGCGATGAGATCGCCAAGTGGGACAATGCCGGCGGCCGCGCGATTGCCGCGTGGGACAACCTCCAGCTGGGTATGCGGCTCGGCGAACAGCCCCGCGTGCTGGCGACCAGTACCCCGCGCAGCGTACCTCTGATGGCCCGGCTGATGCGCGAGGCGCAGGCCGGCGACGTGGTGATTGCCAAGGGCCGCACCGGCGACAATGCCGGATCGCTGCCCAAATCGTACTATGCCGCGATGCTCAACCAGTTCGCGGATACCTCGCTGGGACGACAGGAACTTGAAGGGGAAATGCTGGCTGAGGCGGAGGGAGCGTTGTGGACCCGGGCTTTGCTTGAAGCCGCGCGCGAACCAGGCAGGTTCTCGCCGAACCGGGTGGTGGTGGCTGTCGATCCGCCGGCCTCGGAGCACGGCGATGCCTGCGGAATCGTGGTCTGCGCGGCCTGCGAGGACGGGATCGCCCGCGTGCTCGCCGATTGCTCGGTCGAGAAGGCCAGCCCTGAACGCTGGGCCCGCGCGGTGGCGAATGCTGCCGAGGCTTGGTCCGCCGACCGCGTGGTCGCCGAGGCCAACCAGGGCGGCGCAATGGTCGCCAGCGTGCTGCGCGCCGCGGACATCTCGCTACCGCTCAAGCTGGTCCACGCCAGCCGCGGCAAGGTCGCCCGCGCCGAACCGGTTGCGGCGCTTTATGAGGCTGGGCGGGTCCGGCATGCTGGGATTTTCCCGCAGCTGGAGGACCAGATGTGCGGGTTGATTGCGGGCGGGCGCTACGAAGGACCCGGACGGTCGCCGGACAGGGCCGATGCGCTGGTCTGGGGGCTTACGGAGCTGATGATTTCGAAGCGACCCAGGCCACGAATTTCGCGAACATAGACTTTCCCGGCCTTGGTGGCGCTAGAGATGAGGAAGTTCGGCGTTGGCCTGTCTTACTCCATTCGAACCTCGCGCGGACGTTTGCCGGTGTTAGATGATAACCGGTAACTCGCTTCCCGTACCAATTGAGACCAACCGAAAGGCCATCCTCTTCAAGCCCGGAAAGCCATTCATCGAGGAACTTCTCCAATTCAATCTGTTCGGCATTGAAGCCGGCATAGGCGGGAACAGTCTTTATAATCTTTTCAGCGCGGCTCTGCTTCGACCAGAAGGGCATAGCTCGCTCTCCCTCAGCGTTCATCGGTGCCGGGTAGCCGCCTTCGTCGCGGATTGCCCAAACCAAGCCGGTGCTTTTTGCCTCGGCGACAAAGTCTGCTGCTTGAGCGGCTGATAAACTCATGTTCGCGTGAAAGCGCGAATTTCAACAAAGCGCAAGAACAGGAACGCTCATGTCCTTCCTCACCACCCTCGCCTCCGCCTTCAAGGGCGGCGGGCAAGCTCCTGTGCCGCTGGCGCGCAGCTTTACTTCGCCGTGGCTCTTTGCCGACATTGGTTCGCCCAAGGCGCCGTTTCAGTATGACGTTGCGGTCAAGCGCGCCTACCTCGAAAATCCGGTGGCGCAGCGGGCGGTGCGCTTGGTGGCGGAGGGGATCGGCGGGGCTGCGCTGGTCGAAGGCGACCCGGAGCTGACCGGCCTGGTCAAGGCTACCAGCGCGGGGCAATCGCTGCTCGAAACGCTCGCCAGCCAGCTGCTGCTCCACGGCAATGCCTATGTCCAGCTAATCAAGGACGGCGCGGGGCGGCCGGTCGAATTGTTCGCGCTGCGGCCTGAACGAATGAGCGTGGTCGCGGGCTCCGATGGCTGGCCGAGCGGCTATGTCTACAAGCTGGGCGACAAGGCGCTGCCGATCCCCTTGCTCGACGAAGATGCCTCGCCCGGGCTGATCCACATCAAGTCGTTCCATCCGGCCGACGATCATTACGGCGCCGGCTGCCTTGCCGCGGCGGACCAGGCGGTGGCAACGCACAATGCCGCGGGCCTGTGGAACCGCCAGCTGCTCGAAAACGCGGCGCGGCCTTCGGGGGCGCTGGTCTATGATGCCGGCGACGGCGGCGGACTGTCGCCCGATCAGTTCGATCGGCTCAAGGCCGAGCTGGCCGAAGCCTATGCCGGGCACGCCAATGCCGGGCGGCCGATGCTGCTCGAAGGCGGGCTCAAGTGGCAGGCGCTGAGCCTGTCGCCCGCCGACATGGACTTTGCCGAACTGAAGGCCGCGGCGGCGCGCGACGTGGCCTTGGCTTTCGGGGTGCCGCCGATGCTGCTCGGCCTTCCCGGTGACAGCACCTACGCCAACTATCGCGAGGCCAACCGCGCGCTGTGGCGGCTGACCCTGCTCCCGCTCGCCGACAAGATCTTCGCCGCACTGCGCGAAGGCCTGGTTACCTGGTTTCCTGAGGCACGGCTGGAAATCGACCTCGACCGGGTCCCGGCGCTGGCCGACGACCGCGAGAAGCTGTGGGCGCAGGTCAGTGCAGCCAGCTTCCTCAGCGACGCTGAGAAGCGCTCGATGCTCGGGATCGGGCCCGGGATTGCGGCAGAGGTTTGAGAGAACATATCATGAACAGAAACGAGATGGTCGCGCGGTTGGTGGCGCAGGCCGAAGACGAAGGCGCCGACCTGGTGACGCTGCGCGCGATCATCGAGGAGGCGAGCGAGTTGGGCGCTGAACGCGTGCTGCTACGCATGGGGCTCGACGATCCCGCCGCGCTCGCCGATATTTCGGAACTGCGCCAGCTGCTTCAGGCCTGGCGCGATGCCAAGGCATCGGCGTGGAAAGCGGCGATCGCCTGGATCGTGCGCGGCGCGCTGGCGCTGCTGTTGCTCGGCATCGTCTTTCGCACCGGCATGGCGGACTTGCTCAAGTGAGCCTCAAGTTCGCCGGTTATGCCGCATTGTTCGACAAGCGCGATGCCGGGCGCGATGTCATCCGTCCCGGCGCCTTCAAGCGCACACTGGCCGAAATGAAGAGTCCGCTACCGCTTTACTGGCAGCACCGTCCCGACCAGCGGATCGGCTGGATCGACGAGGTCGGTGAAGACGAGCGTGGGCTCAAGGTCATCGCCTCGATCGACAACCCTGAAGGCGGCGCGGCGGCGGCCCTCAAGCGCGGCGCGGTGACCGGGCTGTCGTTCGGCTACCGGGCGCGGGGTTTCTCCCGCAGCCAAGAAGGCCGCGACCTGACCGATGTCGATCTGTTCGAGGTCTCCCTCGTCTCGCACCCGATGCAGCACGGCGCGCGTGTGCACCTGATTACTTGAAGACCCCAGTACCTCCCCCTCTCCGAAAGGACTGAAATCCATGGACATTGAACAGCCCGAGGCGGCGCTTGACGCCTCGTTCGACATCGTCGCGCGGCAGGATGCCGCCGACCAGGCGCTGGGCGCGCTGCGCAGCGACATCGAGGAAGTGAAGAGCAAGCTCGACCGCGCGGTCCGCACCGCCAAGCCGGCGCTTGGAATGGCTGCCGCACCCAGCCCCGAACTGAAGGGCTTCGTCGACGGCTACCTCCGCCTCGGCCAGACCGGCGAACTCAAGTCGGTGACCGGCGCGGTCGCCGGTGACGGCGGTTACGCGGTTCCGCGCGAGATCGACGCGATGATCGCCGCACAGCTGAAGACGATCAGCCCGATCCGCGGGGTTGCGCAGATCGTCCAGGTTGGCACCGCCGGTTACCGCAAGCTGATCACCAACAGCACCGCCAATTCGGGCTGGGTCAGCGAAACCGGCACGCGGCCCGAAACGGTCACCTCGAAGTTCAACGAAATCGTCCCGCCGATGGGCGAACTTTACGCCAACCCCTCAGCGAGCCAGGCGATGCTCGACGATGCGGTGTTCGACCTCGAAGCCTGGCTGGCGGGTGAGATCGCCACTGAATTTGCCCGCGCGGAAGGCGCCGCCTTCATCAACGGCAGCGGCACCAACCAGCCCAAGGGCTTCCTCCAGCAGCCGACCGCGCTGACCGCCGACGCGGCCCGTCCGTTCGGCACGCTGCAGCAAGTGGTTACTGGCAACGCCACGGGCTTCGGAACTACTCCGGAACTGGTGCTGATCGACCTGGTTCATTCGCTTCGCGCCGGCCACCGCCAGGGCGCGGTGTTCCTGATGAACACCAAGACCCTGGCTGCGGTGCGCAAGTTCAAGGCCGCCGATGGCACCTTCCTGTGGCAGCCGGGCATCTTCGAAAACGCGCCGGCGCGGCTGCTCGGCTATCCGGTGGTCGAGGCTGAAGACATGCCCGATGTGGCGGCGAATGCCTTCCCGATCGCCTTCGGCAACTTCCAGAACGGCTATATCATCACCGAACGTCGCGAGACCTCGATCCTGCGCGATCCCTATACCAACAAGCCCTACGTCAACTTCTACGCGACCAAGCGCATTGGCGGGCAGGTGCTCGATAGCGATGCGATCAAGCTGCTGAAGATCTCGACCTAAGCCTGCCCTGCTGCGGCGCCGCGCCTCCCCTGGCGCCGCAGCCGCGCCCGCATCCTTCGACAAGCTCAGGACGAGCGGACCGAAGGGTGCGGGCGCCCCCTTTCCTTCCCGAATTTGCCACACGGAGAACGCGCATGAAGCGGACCGTCACCACGCCCGCTGCCCTTTCCCCGGCGGCGCTAAGCGAGCTCAAGGACTGGCTCGGCATCTCCGTTACCAAGGACGACGCCCAGCTGACCCAGTTGCTGCGGACCAGCCTTGAGACCTGCGAGCACTTCACCGGCACGATGCCGCTGCAGCAGGCCTGCGAGGAACTGCTCCCCGCAAGCAGCGATTGGCAGATGCTGGCGACCCGGCCAGTCCAGGCGATCACCGGGATCGATGGCCTGCCCGCCGATAGCCCGCGCTTTGCCCTGCCGGTTGGCGACTATGAAGTGGACCTTGCGGCCGATGGCACCGGTTCGGTCCGAACGCTTAATCCGGGCAGCGCGGGGCGCGTGATCGCGAAGTTTACCGCGGGCCTTTCCGCGGATTGGGCCGCTCTGCCCGAGGGTCTGCGCCACGGCGTGTTGCGGCTTGCCGCGTTCCAGTACCGCTCGCGCGAGGGCACTGAAGATACGGCACAATGGCCGCCCGCCGCAGTCGCCGCGCTGTGGCGACCCTGGCGGCGGCTCCGTCTGACATGACCGACAATTTCGCCGAGCTTTCCGTCCGGCTGGTCCAGCGCGCCAAGCTGATCGCTGAGGCCCGCGTGCAAGAGCTTCGTCTCGCCCGCACCGACCCGGCCGCGCGCTGGCGCAAGGCGGCGCTGCTCTGGCCGCAATTCACCAAGGGATAGACACGCATGGAAATCGCCCTTCGCGCCGCGCTGCTGGCCTGGCTTGGCACCGATCCTGCGCTCGCTGCGCAGCTCAATGCCGTAGCCGAGGAAGCACCCTCGCGTACCGCGCTGCCGTGGCTGGCGATCTCGGCCTCAGCCAGCGCCGACTGGAGCGCCAAAGAGGTGATCGGGCGCGAAGTGCGCGTCGCGCTCGAACTGCATTGCCGCGGGGACCAGCCCGATGCGGCGGGCGATCTGGTCAGCGCCATCGAAGCGCGCATCGCGTCTCTGCCTGCAGACCAAGGCGCATTCCAGATCGCCTCGACCACCTTCCTGCGCGCCCGCGCCGAAATGCGCGCCGCCAATACACGCGCGGTCCTGCTCGAATACCGCTTCCGCGTGCTTGCCGCCTAACCCCCTTCACAACCCAGGAGAACACCATGGCCGCCCAGAAAGGCAGCGCGTTCCTGCTCAAGATTTCGAACGGCGCCACCCCGGCCGTCTACCAGACCGTTGCGGGGCTGCGCACCACCCAGATGTCGATCTCCGGCGATGCCGTGGTGATCACCAGCAAGGACAGCGTCGGCTGGCGCGAACTGCTCTCCGGCGCCGGGGTGCGCTCGGTTTCGGTGAGCGCGGCGGGAATCTTCCTCGGCAGCGCCGCTGAGGCACAGGTCCGCAGCAACGCCATGTCGGGCACGATCGACGACTACGAGCTGAGCTTCGAAGGCGGCGAGAAGCTGCGCGGCAAGTTCCTTGTCCAGAAGCTCGACTACTCGGGCGATTTCAACGGCGAGCGCAACTACACGCTGCAGCTCGAAAGCTCCGGCGCGGTGGCCTCGGCGTGAGCCCCAATCCCTATCGCGGCGAAGCATCGCTGCTCGTCGCCGGTACACCGCACCTGTTGCGGCCAAGCTTCGCAGCACTGGTTGCTGCCGAGGAGGAACTGGGTCCGCTTTTCGCGCTGGTCGAACGCGCCGGGGCCGGCCAGTTGCGGCTCACCGAAATGGCGGCGCTGTTCTGGCATTGCCTGGCGGAACGCGAAGGCCTGACCCGGGAATTGGTCGGCGATGCGGTGCTCGCACTGGGCCTTGCCGAAGCGAGCAAGCCGCTGCGCGTGGTGCTTGGCCAGATCCTCCAGGGCTCAGCTGCCGAAGCGCAATGAGCGGCACCTTCGGCCCGGGCGCGGCGCGCCTCGGCGGACTCGCCGCGCGCCTGCTCGGCTGGCGCCCGGAGCACTTCTGGCAAGCCACCCCGGCCGAGCTCGCCGCGATCCTCAGCCCCTTTGCCGGTGCCGACGATAGCCTCGCCCGCGGCGATCTAGAACGCATGATGGAGAACGATAATGGCTAGTTCCGGGCCCAACACAGTCGATAGCCTGACCATCGACGTCAGGGCCAACACTCAGGCCTTCGCCAGCGATGTCGCCGCGATGCGCAGCAGTTTCGACGGCACACTGGTCGACGGCTTTTCGCGCGCAGGCGACGTGCTCGAACGCGGCCTGCTGAGCGCGCTGCGCAAGGGCAGCATCGGCTTTGAAGACCTGCGCCGGATCGCGCTCAATGTAATCGATCAGATCGCCAGTCGATCGCTCAACAACCTGTTCAATTCGATCGGGCTGGGCGGAGGTGGCGGCAGCGGACAAGGCGGCGGTTCCGGCAACCTGATCGGCTCGATCGGCAGCCTGCTGAGCTCGCTGCTCGGTTCGCCCGGCCGCGCGACCGGCGGCCCGGTCAGCCCGGGGCGCAGCTATATTGTCGGCGAACGCGGCCCCGAGCTGTTCATGCCGACCAGCGCCGGGCGTATCGAGACCGGGTCCGTCAACGCGCCGCGCGACGTCAGGGTCTCGATCAATATTTCCGCACCCACAGGTACCAGCGCCCCACAGGCCTTGCAGCGTTCCAGCCGCCAGGTGGCGAGCGCCGTGCGGCGCGCGCTGGCCGACAACTGAGGAACTGTCCGATGGCCTGCTGGCTCGCCAATACCCGCGAAGGACAGGACAGCGACTGGATACAGCGCTTTGACCCACGATTCTGGACGGTGAACTTCCCGCGCCCGATGATGGCGGCGCTCACCACCACCGCGCCCGATGCGCTGCGGGTCGATGCGGTCTTCCTGCGCGAGGGTGACCTTGCCGGGATCATCTGGGATTCGGTCGATCGCTTCGATCACCCTTTGCTCGCTTACCAGACCGATCGCGACTATTCGCGCACAACCCTGCGTTTTCGCTGGCGCTCGGGCGGGGTTATCGCGCTCAATGCCGTGAACGGTCCGACCCTCACCATCGAGGGTCGCGATGCCAGTGGAACCGCGCGCGCATGGTATGTCAGGCTCTGGAATTATGCGCAGGGCAGCGCTGCCGACGCGCAGATCACGCTCGACTTTTCAAGTCTTGCGGGTGGCTATGTTCTCCCGGGTGAGGCCGATCCTGTCCATCCCGACGCAATCGACCGGATGTTTATCTCGCTCGTCGCGCCGGGTTACGTCGGCGGAAGCACGAGCCCGCTCGCCAGTGCTGCCGAGGGCTGGGCGGAACTGACCCAGATCCGCTGCGAGGGCCGTGGTGCGATGCTGGAAGTCGGCGACGTCATGGTCCCACCGCACGGCGCGGCAGTGGCGTCCGCCTATGACGATTGCTGCAATCAGGCACCCGCCCGGCTGATCCGCAATGCCCTGCAGCTCGGCTATCGCGGCAGCCTGCTGCACTATCTGGGCATGAGCCATTTCATGCGGCTCGTTTCAAGCGGAGGCGGGTTCGAAGTTCCGCCCAGCGGCGAACCGCTGTGCGCTCCGGCCAAGGCCTGGCATCTCGACTTCTTTGCCCGGGCGCAGGCTGCAGGGTTCTCGCCGATCGCCTCAATGAGCTACGAACTGCTCGCCCAGCACTGCCCATCCAACTGGCAGCAACGGGCCGCCGACGGCACCGCCGCGCGCACTGCCTGGGACCCGCCGTCTGCATTGCTTTCTCCGGCAAGCAGCGCTGCCATGACCTGGCTGCGCAATGTCGCCACCGGATTCGTGGCGTTGCTCAAGGCTGCAGGAGCGCCGGTTCGCTTCCAGATCGGTGAGCCGTGGTGGTGGGTCATGAGCGATGGCCGCCCATGTCTTTACGACGATGCGGCGAAAGCGGCATTCGGGGGAAGCCCGGTGTCGATCCCCGATCTGAAGGCTGGCCTGACTGCCGCACAATTGAGCCTGCTCGACGCCGCGGGTGCCTTGCTTGCCAATTCGACAATCGCCCTGCGCGATGCCGTGCGCAGCGCTGCCGCCCCAGCCACATCTGAAGTCCTGCTGCTGACCTTCCTGCCAACCGTGCTCGATCCACGAATGCCGGAGCTGCGCCGGGCGAATCTTCCGCTTGGCTGGGTCAGTCCCGCCTTCGACAGGCTTCAGGTTGAAGACTATGACTGGCTTACGGCTGGTGCCGAGGCGTCCCGCCGCACAGCATATGCCACGATCGATGCACGGCTCGGCTACCCGGCCACGAGCCAGGACTACCTAGCCGGCTATGTCCCCGATCCGGGTGACGACCATGCCTGGCGCGAAATCGATCGCGGTCTCGATCAAGCGGCAGAGCGGGGCGTGCATGAAAGCTTTGTCTGGGCGCTGCCGCAAATTTGCCGCGACGGCTTTGTCCGCTTGCCCCCTCCCAGCGACGAGGATCAAATGCTGCCATTCGACGATGTACCCTACCCGCTCGCACTGGGCCGCGATGCGACCGTGATGCCCGAATTCTCGACGAGCGTGGCGGTCACCGCCTCGGGTTTTGAGCGGCGCAATTCGCTGTGGTCGAACGCGCGGCTGCGCTTCGATGTCGGCCCGGGCATCCGCTCCGAAGCAGAGCTTGGTGTACTTCTCGCATTCTTCCGGGCCCGGCGCGGTGCCGCGCGAGGGTTTCGTCTGCGTGACCCGACCGACTTCAGTTCCAACGCGATGACCCAGACGCCAAGTGCAGGCGACCAGGTCCTGGGCACCGGCGACGGTGTCCGGGCCGACTTCCCACTGGTCAAGTCCTATGGCGAGGGCGAAGCCACACAGGCACGCCGCATTACCCGGCCGCATGCTGACTCGGTGCTGGTTAGCGTCGATGGGGTGCTGTCGAGTGGCTGGACCCTTGGTGCGGGCGGGATTGTCTCGTTCGCTTCGCCGCCTGCAGCGGGCAAGATCGTGCGGGCAGGCTTCACCTTCGATGTTCCGGTGCGGTTTGCCGAAGACAAACTTGAAGTGGCCGGCGCCGTATTCGCCGCCGGCGAAGCGCCCAGCGTTCCGGTTATCGAGATCCGTGAGGCTGCATCGTGACGCGGGTCTGGTTTAGCCAGGAACTCGAAACGACTGCGACCTTCTGGCGCGTGCTGCGCCGCGACGGTGTGGCGCTTGGCTTCACCACCCATGACGAGGACCTGTGGTTCGACGGTGTGAGCCACCGCGCCGCACCGGGCATGCTGCCTTCGGCCATTCGCCGCTCAGCCGGCTTCGAGGCGGATAGCGCCGAGGTTGAAGGGGCGCTCAGCCACGATTCGATCGATGCCTTCGATCTGGCAATCGGCCGGTTCGATAATGCGCGGGTACTGATCGGAGTGGTCGACTGGGAAAGTCTGGAGCGCCACGTCATCTATCGCGGCTCGATCGGCACAGTGAACGAGGAAGCCGGCACATTCACTGCCGACCTGGTCAGCCGCAAGGCTGAGCTCGCGCGCGATCCGGTGCCGCGCACCAGCCCGTCGTGCCGCGCGGTGTTTTGCGGGCCCGGCTGCACACTATCCGCTGCGCGCTTTACGCATGCTGGAACGACCGGCAGTTTCGACGTGGGCAGCAACGCCATAACGGTCAGCACTTCGGCCTCAAGCGCAACGCTGGATGGCGGTTCGCTGCGTTGGCTCGATGGCCCTTTTGCCGGCCAGACGACCGACATCGTCGGACTCGATGCCGGCCGACTGGTGTTGTCGACGCCTCTCGATACCGCGCCGCCCGCCGGAACTCGCATTGAGCTGCGAGAAGGCTGCGACCGCCGGCTCGACACCTGTGCGACGCGGTTTGCCAACGCGATCAACTTCCAGGGCGAGCCCTATCTTCCCGGCAATGACCTGATCACCCGCTACCCGGTGCCTGGCCAGTGACGACGCCGCTACGCCTTGCCCGGGCCGCCGAGGCGCTTGCAGGCGTGCCATTCCGACTCCACGGGCGCGAGCCGGCAACCGGTCTCGACTGCATTGGCTTGCTGGGCGCAGCGATGGTGCGTGCCGGGCGCCCGATTTCGCTGCCGAGCGGCTATTCGTGGCGGCTACGTGATTTGACCCAGTGGCTGCCCACGCCCGAAAGCTGCGGATTTACTGACGCGCGCGGGATGGTTCGCTCTGGCGACGCAGTCATGCTCCAGCCGGGGCCATCACAATTTCACCTCGCCATCGCCGCGCGCGATCTGCGCTGGGTCCATGCCCATGCCGGCCTGCGCCGGGTTGTGATCAGCGCCGAGCTGCCCGCGGGACCGATCGTCGCGCATTGGCGCCTGCGCCCTCTTCGAAAGTGATCCCATGGCAACCCTGATCCTCTCTGCGGTCGGACAGTACTTCGGTGGCCCGATCGGTTCGACCATCGGCGCACTTGTCGGCCGCCAGATCGACAGCATGATCTTCAAACCGGGCGACCGCGAAGGCCCGCGGCTCAATGAGCTCAAGATCACCACCTCGAGTTACGGTATCGCAATCCCGCGACACTTCGGCAGAATGCGCGTCGCCGGACAGATTATCTGGGCGACCGATTTGGTCGAACACCGCGAGAAGCAAGGGAACGGCAAGGGCAATCCCTCGACGATCAATTACACCTATACTGCGAGCTTCGCTGTGGCGCTTTCCAGTCGCCCGATCCTGTCGGTCGGTCGCATCTGGGCGGATGGCAAGCTGGTCCGCGGTGCGGCGGGCGACATGAAGGTCGGCGGTACTTTTCGAATCCACCCCGGCAGCGCAGACCAGCCGGCCGATCCACTGCTCGCCGCCGCTGAGGGCGCCGACCGCAACCCCGCCTATCGCGGACTGGCCTACGTGGTCTTCGAAGACCTGCAGCTCGCCGAGTTCGGCAACCGGATCCCGACATTGTCTTTCGAAGTGATCGCCGATGAGGCCGCCTTCGGCTTCGCTGACCTGCTCGCCGGGGTAGTCGACGAGACCGATGCCGCGGTGCCCCTGACCGGCCTTGGCGGACTATCGAACGAGGGGCCGATCGGCGAACTCCTCGGGGCACTCGATCCGCTTTACCCGGTGGACTGCGATGCCTGCGGTGACCGGCTCACCATTCGTCCGGACCGTCTGCAGGACACGCCGATCGCATTGTCGGAAGCAGCCACCTCGACCAAGCGCGAGGATTTCGGCGGCAATGCAGGTTATGCACGTAAGCGCTCACCCCAAACCGAGCAGCCGGTGGCGGTCCTGCGTTACTATGATGTTGACCGCGATTACCAACCCGGTGCGCAACGCGCTTCGGGCCGCCCGCTTCCCGGCCAGCCGCGCACGATCGAATTGCCCGCCGCGCTCGATGCCGGCGTGGCACGGACACTGGTCGAAGGCGCTGCCCGCCGCGCGCAATGGGCCCGTCAATCTATCTCCTGGAGAGTAACCCAGCTCGATCCAGACGTGCGACCGGGGGCAACTGTCACTTTGCCAAACCACCCTGGGCTGTGGCGCGTGAACGGGTGGGAGTGGCATGATCAGGGCATTGACCTCGGACTTCTGCGTCTCTCCGCAGCTGCTGGAAGTTCGGCAGCAGCAGACCCTGGCCGGGTCAATCCAGCCCCCGATGAGACCATGCCGGCAAGCGAAATCGCCGCGCTCGAGCTGCCATGGGACGGCAACAGCGCAACACCGGTGCCATTCCTGCTGGCGGCGGTCTCATCGGCTAGCGCTGCATGGAGCGGGGCAAGCCTCTACGTTGACCAGGGCGACGGCGCCCTTCAATTCCTTGGCGCCGCCGGGCGCGTCCGGGCGATCATCGGATTGGCAGTAGATGCGCTGGCCCAGGGCTCACCGATGGTGTTTGATCGTCATTCGGTCGTGACGATCGAGCTGGTGGCAGCCGACTTGCAACTTGCTGACGCGACTATGCGACAATTGGCGATGGGAGCGAACCGTGCCGCGCTGGGCGATGAAATCATCCAGTTCGCCAGCGCGGTTCCGCTCGGCGGCAGTCGATGGCGGCTGTCAGGGCTGTGGCGCGGTCGGGGCGGTACCGAAAGCGCCATCATGGGCCACGCCGCGGGTGAGCGCTTTGTTTTGCTCGATGGAACGGGCACCACGCTCGATCCCATCGCGGTTGGCGAAACGCCGAGTGCGCTTATTGCCGCAATCGGTCTGGCCGACAGCACCACAGTGACTTCGCCCATCGCCCTGCGCGGCATCGGCGGACGTCCGCTCGCCCCGGTACATGGGAAAGCGCAGCTTGATGCAATCGGCAAGGTCGCGCTGAGCTGGACCAGGCGGTCACGCGGAGGTTGGGCCTGGACCGATGGGGTCGACCTGCCGCTCAATGAGCAAGGCGAATTCTACACGGTTACCTTCGGCACCAGTACAGCGATTGGGGCGAGCTGGGAATGCCAGACGCAGAGCCTTGCTGTGAGTGCGGCCGAATACGCTTCGCTGCTCGCCCTCATGCCGTCGGGAACATTTGCGGTTCGCCAACGCGGTGATCGCGGCGTTTCCGAACCGCTTTTTTTCCCGCAGCCCTGATACCGTCACCAACTTTCGCGGAGTTCCACGATGCCAGACCCCCTGTTCGAAAGTCGCACCGCACGGTTCGACTTGCCGCTGCTTTTTGCCGGGCAGACCCAGAAGGAAACCTTCGTCAACGAAAGCCTCGCGCGGCTCGATGCCTTGCTTTGTCTGGCGATCGAAGGTGAGCAGGCCGCTCCGCCTGCAACACCGCTCGACGGACAGGCGTGGCTTGTGGCCAGCGGCGCGAGCGGTGACTGGGCGGGCCAGAGCGGCAAGGTCGCGGCTCGGCAGGCGGGAAACTGGCTATTCGCCACGCCGCGTGATGGTCTCAAATTGCTCAACCGGGGGACAGGACAGGAATTGCGCTTTGCAGGCACCTGGAAGGCGGCAACAAGGCCGACGGCCCCCAGCGGGGGCGCAGTTGTGGATTCCGAGGCACGGACCGCGATAGCTGCGATCATCGCGGCATTGACCACCGCGGGTATCGTTACAGCGGGCTAGGCCGCGCCACACTTGGCCATCCAGATCCGCAAGTTTGCGCCCGATGTCGACACAAGATAGCCCTGTTTTTCGCCGATTCTGAACCATGTAGCGACATTATTGCAACAGTCTGAGCTTTTTGTCGGCTTGCGGGAACAGACGCCACAAGATAGACGTTTCCCCTACTCGGTGGCTCAATCCTAACACTAAAAGGGGAATACAATAATGCGCAAACTCGTCATTGGGATGGCTCTTGCCTCCTCGGCGCTTGCGACGCCCGCGCTGGCTCGCGACGATTCATGGTACATCGAAGGCGACGCTGGCGGTACGCTGGTTGAAGATATGCAGAACCTGGTCAGCCCGGGTTTCGGCACGCTCAACACCAAGACCGGCTACGATGTGGGCGGTGTCATCGGTTACGACTTCGGCGGTTTCCGTCTTGAAGCCGAGGCGAGCTATCGCCGCGCCGGTGTTGACGGGTTCAACGTCAATTCGCAGACCACCTTCGCCCGCTCGAGCGGCACGCTTACCGGCAATGTCAGCGCGCTGAGCTTCATGGTCAACGGCCTTCTGGACTTCGGTCCGGACGACGGGCTGCAGGGCTTCGTCGGCGGCGGCGCCGGTGTGGGCCGGGTCAAGGTCCTCGCCGATGCA